GGAGTCGGTCGATCTTGTTTCTGAAGAAGAGGAAGAGGAAGAGGAAGAGGAAGAAGAAGAAGAAGACGGTGAAGGTGAAAGCTGGAAGAGTTAATTATTTTCCTCGTTATTTAAAACATGGCATTTCAGCCAACGGAACATCCAGTTCTAGCACTTCCCTCGCAAGAGAGAATGCTGGAATTTAAAAAAAGAGGTAAGAAGGGGCTTGACGAATTAGTTGAGCTTCTAAAAAAGCGTGAAGACCTTATCCAGTTTGAGAGAAACGATCCCTTTAGATATGGATATGAACCTCCAAACTGGGCAGATGCGGATACTTTATGGGAAGACGCTTCGGAACTTTTAATCCAAGGAGGGAACCGGGCTGGAAAATCTGAGTATGCAGCTAAAAAAGTAGTTAAGAAGTTAGCTGAGAAGAGAAACTCAAAAGTATGGGTTCTTGGAATGACAGCCCAATCATCCATTCGAGATCAGCAGCCGCTGGTCTACAAATACATCCCCGAAGAGTGGAAGAACTTAAAGAAAACCAAGGTTCAAAACGTAAGCTACAGTCAGAAAAACGGCTTTACTGAAAACACCTTTGTATTCCCGAATGGTTCGCAATGTTGGTTTATGAATTATTCGCAGGAGATGCGGGTGATTGAGGGTGGAGAAGTTGACTTAATTTGGGCTGATGAGCTTGTGCCGCTCCAATGGATTGAAACTTTACGATTTAGGCTAGTTACCAGAAGTGGAAAACTGTTGGTCACCTTTACTCCAGTAGATGGGTACACCCCCACGGTCAAGGAGTACATCAACGGTATGAAGATACTGGAGACAAAACCAAGCCCTCTGCTTCCAGACACCGTAAACGTACCGGGATGTGAGGTGGGCCACATGCCGTATACTGCTAAAGGAAGAAAAGAAAATAGTAAAATAATTTGGTTTTTCACCTCCATGAATCCGTATAACCCTATCTCGGAAATGGAGAAAACCCTAAAAGGTGAGACTTCTATCCAGATAAAACTACGGGCTTATGGATTTGCCCAAAACTTAACGGGTAATCAATTTCCAAAATTTTGTCACGTACACATTCTAGACCCTAAAGAGATACCTGAAAACGGAACTAACTATTTTGGAGTTGATCCGGCGTGGAGTCGAAACTGGTTTATGCTTTGGATACGGGTAGATGAGAAGGGGAGGAAATATGTGTATCGGGAGTGGCCGGATAGAAAGACGTATGGAGAGTGGGCTATCCCCGGTGAAAAGCCAGATGGCTCGATTGGGCCTGCCCAAAACATTGGAGGAGGCCGGGGAGTTACAGAGATCAAGGAAATTATCGAAAGTGCCGAAAATGGTGAAAAGATTGAGGAACGGTATATTGACCCCCGTGCCGGAGCAACCCAAGCTGCTGGGAGAGATGGGGGAACGAGTATTATTGACTTGCTTGAAGAAGGAGAAAAGCCTATGTACTTTCTCCAAGCGGCTGGAATATCCATCGCTAACGGTTTGACGATTATGAACGATTGGTTGAACTATGACCAGAACGAAAGCATATCAGTTCTAAATGAACCGAATTTATACATTAGTTCAGATTGTGGAAATTTGATTTACTCTCTGCAAGAATGGACGAACCGAGATGGGGACAAAGGAGCAACGAAAGACCCAGTTGATTCGTTACGGTATTTGGCAGTAATGGAGCCTATTCACGTAACGGCTAAAACTTTCGCCGCGTCAGAAGTGAAAGGATACTAATTATGGAGGATACAAGTATTGATAAGTTAGTCGAACATACAGACACACCAGATGTCGCAGAGTTGACTAAAGAATATGTTCGGAGCCTACACGACGGCTATTCGATGACAAAAGTTTCAGAAGCCGATAATATTCGGCTAACCCGGTGGGCTGGTCAGAGTGACGATGGGAAAAAACATAGTAAAAATCTTACGGAAGGAAGTCAGGCTTTTCCGTGGGAAGGTGCGAGTGACACTAGGATTCCTCTTGCGGATTCTATTATTAACGATTGCGTGGATGTCCTTACTACTGCGGCTAGTAGAGCTACTTTAAAGGTTGCCGCTACCGAGATAGGGGATTTAGAGCAAGCAGCCGTTGCAAATAAGATGATGCATTGGCAACTGGACACTAAACTTTATCACACGATAAATAGGGAAGCTGAACTTCTAGCTCAACACGGGCTACAGTACAGTTGGAGTGCTTTGTTTGTTGGGTGGGATCAGAGAGTAGCTTTAAAGCCTGTTGCAATTACTATGGAACAGATTTTCCAAATGCTCGATCAGTTGGAACAGGACGATCCTTTACGAGATTTTCCAGAAATTATAGCTGACCCGGATAGGGAAGACGAAGCGATAGCAATTATTAAAGCTCAATACCCTAACGCTACCGATAAAGAAGCTAAAAAAGCGATAAAAGAATTGAGGGAAACCGGGCAGACCCAAATCCCAGTTGCTTATATTGCAGTCAACCAACCTTCCATAGTGGCTCTCAAACCTTGGGAGGACGTAACCTTCCCCCCTGAAACAACCGACCTACAATCAGCTAGAGTTATATTCAGGCGAGTTTTTCTAACTGAAACTGAACTCCGGGCTAGAACAGTTGACGAAGATTGGGATGAGGCTTGGGTTGAGAAGGTGGTGAATACGGCGGGTAAGTCTGTGGAGTTTTTTGAATTTTCACAAAGTATCTCCAACCTATCCATAAACGACACAATAACCAGACAAGACAATCTCATTGAAGTTGTTTACGCATACACACGGCAAATCAATGAGAACAACATGCCGGGTATTTATTACACTATTTTCAGTCCGATATACACAAAAGACGATTCTGGAAATGATATTTTCGCCAAACACGAACTACTGGATTATGTCCATTGTCGGTATCCGTTTATTGAATTTAGACGGGAACGGCTTAAAAGGCGTGTAGTAGAGTCCCGTGGAGTCCCTGAAATATGTGAGACTTGGCAAAACGAAATCAAGACTCAACGGGACTCGGTATTTGATTCCACCTCTTTTGAAACACTTCCACCTATCATGGTGAACAAGAGGATTGGATTGGCTAATAAAGTTGGCCCCGCAGTCCAACTCCCCGTAACTAAACAGGGAGACTATGAGTTTATGAAGCCGCCGCCACGAACCCCCAACACGGCACTAAACCTTATTGAAATCGTGGAAAGACAGGCAGATAGTTATTTTGGAAGGGCTAACCAAGGTGTGCCGCCCGTGCAGACTCAATTGAAGCAACAGCGCATGGTGAATAACTGGTTAACAACTTGGACTGAAGCATATCAGCAAATGTTTACTTTGTGCCTACAGTTTCTATCCCCAGAGGAAATACAGAAGATTACTGGTTCGGGAGTTATTCCTAGATCAGACATGATGCAGTTCGACTTTGTTTTGAAATATGATGTTCGGGAATTAGACACCGAATATGTGGATAAGAAACTAGCGACAATAAGCCAATACGTCGTTCCTCAAGATGCTGGTGGAGTTTTGGATAGGAACAAGTTGATTGGAATGGTGACTAAAGCCATAAGTCCAGACATTGCCGAGGAGTTAATCATAGACCAAGCCACAGCTAGTCAGAAGATGTATACTGATGTTAAGACTGAAATTGGTCTAATGATGCTTGGGAATGAAGCTAACTATGTTGAAAACGATCCCGCAGCAAAAACGAAACTGCAATATGCTCAAGACATCGTATCCCGGAATCCCAAAGCTCAATCGGCGTTACAAGGAGATGAGGTATTTCAGCAATTATTTGAGAACTACTCCAAGAATCTTCAAATGTCGATCATGCAAGAAGAGAACAAGACGATTGGGAGAATCGGGGTTAGTCAGTTAACATGACGGATTTATCTCATTTCCAGTTTGACCAGAACCCCCTTTGGGATGATATACAGAAAAGGCTTGAAGATATGATTGAGGTGGAGATGTCTGAAGCTCTCGTTCAGGACATTAGTCCAGAGGTTAGGAGTCACCAATGTGGACGGGCTGAAGCTCTGGCTGATTTTAAGCATTCTCTATTAGAGACATGGGAAAAGGCTAACTCTAGATGATTGAAAAATTTAGGGCTTGACAATTTTATGAGAACGGGTTTTATTTCCGTAACTTTTGGTTCTTTACCGGAATCAATACAGTTTGTGGGTTTCTGCGTATCCCTAAAAACGCTGTTTGCCTAACTTGCAGGGCTTGAAACCAGCATGAGTGAAAACACAGTAGAGGGAGAAAGCAGCACTCCCGAATCGACGGAAGCTGCACAGACGAACATTGGTGAACTTTTGGACACCGATGGATTGGCAAGTCAACTGGAAAGGATGTTTGATACGCCAGACGAACCCGCTGCGGAAAGTGCGGGAAATGAGGAATCGCCTCCTATTGAAGATGAGCCGAGTGGTGAGTCGGAGGGAGAAGCTGAAAGTGATCTTTCTCAAGTTGAAGAAGAACCTTCTGCGGAAGTTGAACAGGCAGATGAGGGTGTTGAGGAACAGAAGGAGAATCCCCACAAAGGACTCCTAAAGAGAATCGACAAACTAACTGCCCGTCGAAAGGAAGCTGAAGGTAGGGTTGATGGTCTGGAAGACGAGATCAAAGACCTCCGTGCGGAATTGGATAACAAGGATGATTTAAGTGATCTTCCTAGAGTTGCAAAAGATAATCCATATTCCCATTTGAAATCCATATCGGCAGTAAATAAGGAAATTGAACAGGCTGAAGAGATATTGGAATGGGCAGAGGATAATGCAGATGGAACTGAAGTTACTAATTCTCAAGGGGAGGAAGTGTCATATTCTAGAGAGGATGTGACACAGATTAAGCGTAATGCCCGAAAAGCACTACGCACACAACTTCCAGAACAGGAAAACTACCTTCGAGAAGAAACTGAAGTTAACCAGAGAGTGGAACAGATTTTTCCATATTGGAAAGATCGGAGTTCTGCGGGGTATCAAGAAGCTATGGAGATTGTAAAAAATCGCCCCGGCTTAAAGACTTACCCAACATGGAAAGCAGATGTGACTATGTTCCAATTGGGACTACAGGCTTATAAGGAGATGACAACGGACAAGCAGCCGAGGCCAAAAGCTAAAGCTGCTCCGAAACAACCATCTGCTCCGAGCCAAGCTCCAGTTGTGGATAAGCCTAAACAGGCTCGTTCAAATTCCGCTAGGAAAGCCTTCAAGACTGATGGAGACACAGACGCTTTAGCGAAAATAATTGAAACTGATTATATATAAGGGATAAATCATTATGGCACTTCTTTTAGAAAGAGGATACAACGCCGAGCAATCGGGCGGTCGAGAGGATTTGTCAGACCTTTTAAGCAATGTCGATGCTAAATCTACCGTTTTCACCTCAATGGCGAAAAAGGGGAAGAAGCCCGGTAATGCTTTGATGTCTTGGCAGATGGATAAGTACGAATCACCGACAAACGGTGGTTATGTAGATGGTACAGATGTGGATTTATCTGCTACCGCACAAGCAGCAGCAGCCACAGCTAGTAATGTTGTTTTCCAGAATCCCGGTGAGAATCGGAAACTGGCGAGTAACTATGTGCAGATGTTCAGGCGTTCATTTCGCATTTCGAGCTTGGCAAACGAAATTCAAATCGTTGCTGGTGTGAAATCGGAATTGGCTAATGGTATTGCCAAGAAACTGGTTGAACTTAAACGGGACATGGAGTTTACCTTCCTAAATGATGGTGACGCTCAAGCCGATGACGGCACTCTTCCATATTTGACTAAAGCTCTAGGTTCGTTTCTAGATGCTGACGGACAATCTGGAACTTGCCCCCAGCAAGTTGATTCGGCGTTCTACTGTACTGCTATAAACAGCACAGCTACAGCAAGCCTTACTGAAGAGGATGTTCAGAATAACCTAAAAACTCTTTACGAGATTACAGGGTCTATTCGGGACTATGATATGGTTCTAGGAACCACTCTGAAACGAGCGTTTACTGGTTTTACACAGAGCATTAGTGCTTCTGATGAAGCCGCTAGTCCTGTTAAAGTCTTTAATCAAGACGCATCAGCAAGATCATTCATTAATGTTATCGACGTTTTTGAAGGAGATTTTGGTCGTTTGAGATTGCACCCCAGTACGCACGTTGGATATGGTAATGTAGCATCCGCTACCCGTGGGTATGTTATTCCGTTTGATAAGGTGGAGATTCGCTACGGCAAACTTCCACAGATCAAGGAATTGACAGATAACGGCGGTGGCCCAGCTAGGCTCATCGAGGCTGTTGCGGCATTAGTCGTAGACAATCCTACGGGATTTGGGTTTTATAACTCTACTACGTAATAATGTATGCCCCCGAAGGGTTGAGTGATGAAATGACCTCCCTTGTGGGGGCGGCACTTCGGAAACGGTTGATCCGTGAACATGATAGTTCGCGGGTCAGCCAATCCGATGGTGTTGCCGGGGCAGCTAGAAGCGAATCGCATACAACTAGTTTTGGACAGCATAAAGCTAGAATAGAACCCACCTCCTACCATTACTGGGGTAAACGCCTTGGGTATGGTTGTTGGAATGATCGTAAATTTATGAAGGAATATTTGCGTGACAATCCAGAGAGTAGGGTTAAGAGTGCGGGTGGAAAGAAAGCACAAGTCGGATATGGCGGGAAAAAAGAACATGGATATTATGACACTCCGCGAGGCCGAGTCACATATCGAAAGGTGTTCGGCCCAAACGAACGGGTAGAAGTAGACGCTACTCTTTAAACATTTAAATTATGGCTAATAAAAAATCTAGTTTTACGAAGACTTACCTAAAAACAGTAAAGCGCGAATACAAACAAGCTAAAAAAGATGTACAGAGTTTAGGTAACATCTATCAGCGCGAATACAAACAAGCTAAAAAAGATGTAAAGAGTTTAGGTAACATCTTAAAAGGAAAACCTGCTAGTGGGTCTTTAAAAGGTGCTTTAAAAGTTGGCACTAAAGAAACCACAAGAGGAAAACCACCACCAAAACAACAAAGGAAAATTCCTAAAGATATTACTAAAAGAAGTCCGGTAGTACGAAAAGTTCCTACAAGAAAGAAACCTAGTAAATAAGTGCAAACGCTTAAATTCAGTAGTGTTGTATATGGAGTCTCCCAATTAGCCGGATTGGATAGGGATAACCTTCCCGGTCATTTCTTTAAACAGGTTCGAGATTTAGCTAGTCACAGGTTAGGCATTGCTTGGGAAACCGAGTATTGGCCTCAACTAATCAAAATAGATTCCACCGCAGTAACAACTACGGATGGTGTAAGCAGCATGGCATACCCAGCAACGGCTGGAGAAATTTTAACAGTTTATGATAAAGACCCTGCAAAAACTACTGCTCTTTCCTCTGTTAGTTACATATTGCGGGATGATAATAGTGATAGCAGTAATAATTCTGGTAGGACAATCAATGTCTTCTCTGCTACCACGCCGCTTTTTGTCGAGTATCGGATTACTAGACCCTCGTTAACGGGAGACGTTTGGGTTGCTGCTTCTTATGCGTCAGGGGCGCAAGTATACTATAGTGGAGATTTTTATACCGCTAATACAGGGACGGCTACCTCTTTCACTCCTTCCGAGTGGGATAAGGTTCTAATGCCTAAAATTTTTGAAAACTATCTAGTCCGTGGAGTTTATGCAGATTATCTTCGTTCCAATGGGCAAACAGATATTGCCCTTGGAGAAGATCAAAACGCAGAGAGCTTACTTATTCTAGAATCAGATAAACTATACCGACAACAAGGCCAAGTAAGAACGGCTAATGTTGTCACCTATTGACTTTTATGGCCGATAAAGCTAAACTAAAAGAAGCGTTGGATGTGTTGTACGTTGCGGCTGGGAACGCCCCGCTAAACAGGCAACAACATGAAATGGTAACAAATGCGGCTCGTGCGATTATGCAGGAATGCGGATTGAACGAGTCGCCAAACGGGGGTCAAGAAGTTCTTGAGCCTGAAATTATTGAGGAAAAAAAAGATGGCAAGTAATGTAAGAATAGCAGGATCAATTAAGGTTACGCAATCCGATGCGAACGCCACTATACCGGCTAACGTGGATAGGCGAAAGGCGGTTATTAATACTGGTGCAGCGGCGGGAACAGTTAAATTTAACTCCGCTGATGATGCCATAGTCGTGGGGATAAACACACATTGGACACTTGAGAACTATCAAGGGCCGATTATTGTTACCGGAGATAACACCAAAGTTTTAGAGTTTGAATAATGAGATTAGACCTAGACCTAGTTAAGACACTAGGGGTCACGGCGATTGGAACGGGGAACGTACTCCTAAACATCGACGTAGCCCTAAAGGTTTTAATCAGTCTGGTCAGTTTAATATATGTATGTATGAAAACATACGATTTATATAAAAAGAGATGAAGAAATTAGTGAAATCAAAAACAGTATGGGCTGCCGTGGCAGCAATTGTAGGAGCTATTGGCGGTTATTTTACTGAAGATATAGCGTTTGGTGAGATGATGCAGCTAGTGGTTACTTCCGCATTAGCCGTTTTC